CATACTTTTATTATAATGGTAGGCACAGTTTAAAATAGATATTAATAAAGGTAAATTATGTCAACTGCTTACGAACCAAACATAGAAGGAGCTATTGCAGTCTTAAGAGATTTGATGATAGCAAATAATTTTACTATGACTCGTCAACCATATGAACCTAATTATAGAGGTTTAGTAGACGCAGTAATAGATGTTAAAGATGGCTTCCCAAATTTTGCTCCATTGCAAGTTGGTTTTAATGCTACAGCATTTGAAAATGTTAGTGAAGGAGAAGCGTTATATATGAGAACTTCTGATGGACAAGTAGGTAAGGCAAGTGCAGCTGATGGAACAGTAGAGAATGCGACTGTTGTAGGGTTTGCTAATGCTGATGCAACAGCTAATTCTACAGTTAAAGTCATAGTTGTTGGTATTAAAACTATGAGTGGTTTAGATGCTGGTGATTTATATTTTTTATCACCAAGCACAGCTGGTGCAATAACCCTCACACCACCATCCAGTGCTGGTCAAGCTGTAGTCAGATTAGGAGAGGCTGCTACCACTACCTCTCTTGCAATACAAATTGAACCTCCTATAAAATTAAGTTAATGGCTGTTACATCAAATTACGAACCATATGAGCCTAATTCTCAAGGATTTACAGAAGCACTTTTAGATTTTAAATCAACTTTTGTAGGTAATATTCCATTTAAAGTTACTGGTTATGTAACTACTGCATTTGAAAATGTAACTCAAGGAGATGCAGTATATGCTAGAGCATCTGACGGATTTATTGGAAAAGCTATAGGTAATGATACTTTTGACAAAGCTAAGGTAGCTGGATTTGCAGAAACAACAGAAACACAAGGTTCACAAGTTCGAATTTTAGTTAGAGGTATTATTGCAACATCAGGTCTAAATTTCGGTAATGAATATTTTTTATCTACAACCTCTGCAGGTTCTATAACAGAAACTGTTCCTTCAGGAGCAGGTAATTATTTAACTAGAGTTGGAGAAGCTGGTAGCACTGGACAATTTATTATAAAAATAGAGACTCCAATTCTCTTAAGCTGACAGTTTACTAGACGTAAAATAAATATAACTAGCAATTCAATAATTTTTGAATTGTATCGGAATATAAAATGGCAACAAGAAAGGCACTTGTTTTAGTCTCAGGTCTTTTTCAGGAGTTAAATTCTTCTTCTGACAAATTAGATTTTGCTGGAAATACAACTGCAGATTTAACAGAACAGACTAATCTTTATTACACTGATGCAAGATCTAGAGCAGCTGTATCTGTAACTGATTCTGGTGGTGATGGAAGTCTCGCATATAACAATTCAACAGGAGTAATAACATATACAGGACCATCAGCCTCTGAAGCCAGGGCACATTTTAGTGTTGCTTCTGGATCAGGATTATCTTACAACTCAAGTTCTGGAGAGTTTGGAACGTCTGCAATACCAAATAGTCAACTTGCTAATGATGACATAACAATAGGTAGCACTGTAGTTAATCTTGGTGATACTCAAGGAACTTTTACAGGTTTAACTTCTTTAGCCTCCACAACTTTAATATCTGGAGTAGCTGATGCTGCAAATTCAATAAAATTAGCCAGTGGAAATATTACATTCGAAGGATCTACAGCAGATGCAAATGAGACAATACTCACAGCAGCTGATGCAACAGGAGGAGATAAGACTTTAACTTTACCAAACGAAACTGGAACTCTATTATCCACAGCAACTTCAATTACTAACAGTAATTTAGCTAACTCCGCTGTTACTATCGGATCGACTCAAGTCAGTCTTGGAGCAACAGTAGATACGTTTGCTGGATTATCTTCTTTAACTTCTACAACTTTAGTTGGAACTACATTAATTTCTGGATCAGCTGATGCTGCAAATTCAATAACGCTTGCAAGCGGAAATATTGTTTTCGAAGGAAGCGGAGCTGATGCTAATGAAACAACACTAACAGTCACGAATCCAACAGCTGATAGAACTATAACTTTTCCAGATGCAACTGGTACTGTAGTTTTACTAGGGTCTTTGAGTGCTGCTGGAGGGTCTGGATTAACATATAACTCAAGCACTGGAGAGTTTGGAACGTCAGCAATACCGAATGCTCAATTAGCTAATAGTGCAATTACAATTGGTAATACAGCAGTTGCACTCGGAGGTACTATCACAACCTTTACCTCGATGAGTTCAATCACATCCGATGCTATCGTCACTAATGATAACCAATTTAGAGTAAGAGATAATTCTGATAATACAAAACAATTAGCATTTGAGTGTTCTGGAATTTCAGGTAGTACAACTAGAACCATGACTGTCCCTGACAGTAATGGGACAATTAGTACAGAAAGTTTTGCTACCGC